ATGCCTCGATGGTGTATACGATATAACCAATCGTCTTCCTAGTTGGTTATTCCTAGGCAAACATGTCTTCCCTATGTTTGAACCAGATGAGATGACTGCTTATCTGGCTCTTCCATCATGGGCTACGATTTGTAGCACATGCCATTATCAAATCAATAAATACATGGGTTGCTTAGAACATTAAGCAACAGGCAAGGTGGGGTTATTGCCTCACCTTGCTACCAAAAATTTTTTTATTTTGCGGGACCGCAAAGTAGGTGCATTAGAGCACTACGAGTCGAACAGGAGATAGCATGTGCACAACAAGAGTATGTAAAGAATGTAACCAAGAATTGTATAATATTATACAACAAGTTGCACACATAACAGATTGTCCAGAAAGTTTCATTAATAAAATGTTAAAGGAGAACTCAACATGTATCTAGATACAGGAACAATGATAGGTATTATGATAGCCCTTATTGCAAGCATCTTGACTATCGGCTATTGCGTATATATTATTACAACACAGAACCAAATCATTCAGCGCATGAGTGACGCGGCCTCAACCAGACGCAAGATGCAAAGGTAGATAACAATGAGAAGCAGAGAAGAACTACTCAAGATTAAAGAAGCATTTGCCTTTGCAATGCTTGACCTATTAGATGTATATGATGAACTGCTAGCCACAGGCAGAATCTATTTAGTAGATGATATAAATGAGCCAACAGTAAATGACCTCGCCAAAAATGAGGAGGAATCTAATGGATAGATTAACCATACTTCGGGCTGAACTTACAAGGGCTATAACAAACCCATTGTATGATGAGCCAGAAAACTACTCAGTATTATTAGATGTAATACAAGATGCTATAGATAAGGAAGAGTCCAATGCTTGAAGAAGATACGCCTCAATGGCAACACACCGTGTGGATTATGGCCAAAGTTAGATGCCGTACCACACATGTAGATATAGATAGAGCAGGCGATGATGCCCTTGAAGACCCATCGGAATGGCATGTGTTAGAGTTTGATACGGGTATCAAGCATAGCCAAGAGATTATTAGGGTGAGATGATTGAACAACTCATTGAAAGTTCATACCTCACAACAACACAGTCCTGGACATTCTTATTACTCTTTGGATATATCACATGGAGGATTATTAAATGAAGAAATTGTTAGCAGGGTATTTAAGTTGGCTACTAGCGTTTTGCTTGACGCCATTCTTACCCAGTCCAGCATACGCAGCAGCAGTGGCAACACAATTAGAAGCCAACTGCATAGACATATCTACATGGACACCACGCATGGCGAAGGCATACGCCAGAGCCTTGATGAAGTGGGAGTACCCACATTGGAACAGGTCTGAATACACAGCATTAGCAAAACTTTGGGGTAAAGAATCAGCCTGGAAACACACGGCAGATAACCCTGAGTCTACTGCTGGTGGTATCCCACAAATTTTAGGACTTGACCCTAAGACACCAGCCCCGCTTCAGATTGAGCGGGGGCTGGCGTACATAAAGCACCGCTACGAAAAACCATCAGTTGCTTGGGCCCATTGGCGAAGCAAAGGATGGTACTAGATTTCTACGAGAGATGCAGGCCTAGCCAGCGTAATCGTAGATTCGCACCGCTTGGATTAGCGATTATGGAAGGTGGGTTGTTCCGCTACCTGCGAACACGGAACACAACAACTAACAAAGGAGATACATGGCAAGAGGAAATGGCAGGACAATTAACGTAAAGTTACCCACAGCAAAGGTAATCACTGCGTTACAACAAGCACTAGCCAAGTTAGAACTTGACTACACATCACAAGATGAAGCCGAAGCAAAGTATCAAAAGGCTGCAGAAAAATGGCGTAAAGATATTCAAAAGTGGGCCATTGATAATTTCTCTAGAGCAGAGAACATTAGAACTAACTATCGTATGTGGAACTCAACACTTAATGTTGACTTCGATATAGTGACAAGTGAAACTGATTTCCCACAAGAACCAGAGCGTAACTTTGAAACAATGAATGTTCATAGTTATCGTGAGATGAAAGAAGAAATATCAAATGCTATCCGCATCCTCCAACTTACTGATGAAGAAGTGGTGTCAACATCTACTTACAATTCAATAGCAAGATATTTATAACAAGTCGGGCGTCTGCCAATAGGGGCAAGGCGCCCTCTAGTAAAGGAGATAAAATGCTAGACAGTAATGTAATAGAATCAATTCGTGAAGAAGTTAAATCCGAGTTGATTAAACAAGAGGGGATATATAATCCCAATGACCGCGATACTAATGTTCGTATTGTTGAGAACATTCGTAAAGCAATCAATGAGTTGGCAGATGGATATATACCATCAGCCCAACACATAGCCGAGGTAGCCATTGCTACCAATGAAAACCTACAAATCCGTGACTTCATCATGGGTGTACAACAAGAAATAAATATAAACTATGTAGGTGAATACATAACATTGCTTGGTAATGTTATTGTTAAAGATAAAGTAATTCCTTTAGCCACAGTATTTTGTGGATATCTATATCAAGTTGAAGAAATAGATTATGCCAAAGATATGTTAAATGAAGTATTAACCCTTAATCCAGAGTATCCACTTGCTAAATTATTATACAGAGTGTTTACTGCTGAATGGGCACCAAGTGAGTTAGGTAAAATGGCACAAACATTACATCCAAAAGTAGTTGATACCATTTACGCAATAGATAGTGAGGAAGTAAACAATGACAACTGATACTCTCATACACGGAGCCGTACGCAAGAGCGCATGGCATAAAGCAGGCGTAGCGGTAGAGGCTACATCAGCCAGTGAGGTAGCCAGTCAAGCAGGATTAGACTGGACAGTTTCACTACATGATATAACTGCAACCTATACAACTCCAGGTGAGAATGGTATGGATATAGTTAAAGATTATATCCCAATTGAAAACAAAAAAGCGGTTATCAAGACAGACCCATATGGCCAAACATCAGCCATTGGTGTAGTAGGTAATCGCTATAAAGTATTTCAAAATGCAGAAATCTTTGGCGCATTAGATAATTTAATTGATTCTAGTGGACTTAGATATGCAGCCGCAGGTGAATATGATGGTGGTGCAAAGGTATGGATGCTAATGGAAACTCCAATGGAAATGACCATTGCAGATGACCCACACTCAGCATTCTTACTAGCCAGGACTAGCCACGATGGTAGTAGTTCAGTCATTATTAAACCAGTGATTGAGCGTTTGTTTTGTATGAATCAAATCAATAAGATATACAAGAACAATAACAAGTATACTTACACATTGAGCCATACAACTAATGCAACGCTATCAGTATCAGAGATTGCTAACATCATACGATTAACATATGATATGGCTAATGATTATACTGCACTAGCAGATACATTACTTGATAGAAAAGCAAGTCATGAACATGCTAAGAATTATTTCAAGCGTGTGTTCCCACTACCTACTAAGATAGAGGAAGCACCGTATCACCTACTATCAACAGGCGAAAAGAAACAATTCAATAATGCAATCAATGCTAGAACTAAATCGTTTGACATCTATGCTACCTCTCCTACACAAGAGAACATACGAGACACTGAGTTTGGTATGTGGCATGCAGTCGTAGAATGGGCTGACTACAATGCTAAGGGTAAAAACCTAGCAGTTAGCACAATGGCTGGTCGCAATGATAGTATCAAAACTAGAGCACTTGAATTGTTAGGAGTATAAGTATATGATATCCCAGTTCAAAGAATGTAATGTATGCAGAAAGAAAAAGTTAGTAGTATCTGAATCATTATTTGCCAATGGTTTGTATGGCTATTGGTGTGATGACTGCGACAAAGCAGAAGGTGCTACTCAAGCGCAAACATCTATACGACTATAAGGAGATAGAATGACAATGTACTATACAGAAATAGATGGTGCTGAACCAACAGTATCTACTCAGGTAGGTGGTGTTAAATACACCTTTACTAATGACTCACTTACTAGATTAATAGAAGATAAAGAGAATCTTAAAACAGAACTAATGCAACTTGACCGTAGGTTAAAGAGCGTTAGATTTGATGTAAAAGAATTCTTTCAGTCTAGATATGAAACAGACAATCACGAAATTGTATGTGAAGTAGATGATGTTAATGACCTATTAGAAACCATAGGTAGTGAACAACTAACTAAATCATGGTCAGCAACAGTCACTATCACAGCCACAGTTACAGGCATAGAAGCACCTAATGCAGAAGCAGCAGAACAGATTCTCGATGATGCTTTTGAAATCAACCTAACAGTTGATGGTGATGTATGGGTTGACGCCATTACAGTTGAAGGCGTACATCCTGAAGCCTAGTGTGATACACTAAGTCTTGAGTGCCCTGATTTCGGCTATCTCCTTTCTCAGGGCAACTCATAAATAAAGGGGAGCAATGGCACAGTTAGTAATAGAACGAGATAGATACGGCAGACCACTAGTAGTACCACCAACAGGTGGTAAGCCAATAGCCTATACACGGGCAACTACAATTGCCAATTCATTAGATGATGCATCAGCATTAGTAGCATGGAAAATGCGGATGGCAGCAATAGGTTTAACTACACGGCCAGACATATTGCTATCTATTAGTGCAGCACAAGAAGATAAGATGGCAGTTAACTCTTTGATTGAATCCGCTATGGAAGTAGCAGGTGCAAACAAAGCAGCAAACATAGGCACAGCCATACACGCACTAGCAGAACGATTAGATTTAGGGCAAGACTTAGGTGTAGTACCACCACAGTGGATACCAGACATCAAAGCGTATGAAGAAGCAACTAAGATTCTCAACAATAAGTTCATTGAACAGTTCAGTGTGCTAGATAAATACAAGATTGCTGGTACACCAGACAGACTTGTTGAGTATAACGGTGAGTTATTTATTGCTGATATTAAGACAGGTCGAATAGACCATCCTAATAACATAGCAATACAGTTAGCAATTTATGCTAACGGCTTGCCGTACGATGGTGCTACGGCAACCCGTAGTACATGGGGAGATGTAAACAAAGATAAAGCAATCATTATCCATTTACCTGCAGGAACTGGCACATGTAAGTTAGTGTGGGTAGATATTAAAGAAGGCTATAAGGGTTTACAATTATCCATGAAAGCAAGAAAATGGAGAGACCAAAAAGGTCTTTCTTATTCATTCGAACAGGAGAACAAATAGTGTCTCACTCAGAAGCACCAATCAGTATCACAATCAAGACAGCATCAGGTAGTTTAGTAACAGTCCGTGCAAGCAGCGGAGAGGAACTAGACCAAGTGGTTGCAACAGGATTAGCAGCCATCACATCAGCCACAACAGAACTAGAACAAGCAATTCGTGGCACAGTACCAGCACCTATGACAGTAGGGACAATTGCATCAGCACTAGGCGCAAGCATTTCACCAATGGATAATTCAACTGCAACGCTTAGTGGACGCAACTGCCCACATGGAAAGATGACTGCCATTCAAGGCACTGGTAAAGATGGCTCAATGTATCGTGGTTACTTTTGTGGTGCACCCAAAGGTGCCTTTGATAAATGCAAGAATGTTTATCTAAAGACAACAGACGCAGCATGGAGCACCTTCGTAGCAGAACAGGTTAAGTGAAAACCCTTAGACGCTCAATCAGTAAAGCAGAAGTGGGGGGCGAACCACTGCCCCCTGCTTTCCAAGCATTTGAAAGAGCGGGAATCATACTACGCAGAGCAGAGGTAACAGTAATAGCAGGCACCCCAGGTGCGGGCAAGTCATCAATTGCATTAGCAATTGCTGCCAGAACTAAACTACCAACGCTTTACTTCAGCGCAGATACCAATGCACATACTATGGCTATGCGTTTGATAGCAATGGCTGGCAACATGAGTCAGCAATCAGCAGAACAACTACTAAAGAAAGACCCAGACAAAGCAAATGAAATACTATTACTAAACAATCATTTGTTTTGGTCATTTGAATCTACACCTACACTAAAAGATTTAGATGAAGAAGTATCTGCATTCGAAACAGTATGGGGCAGAAGCCCTACACTTATAGTTGTAGATAATCTTATGGACATAGCAATGGATGGACACGAAGAGTTCCAAGGTATGCGTGCTGCAATGAAAGAACTTAAGTATCTAGCCAGAGATACCAATGCTGCCGTGTTAGTACTACACCATACCAAAGAAGGATTCGAAGGTTATCCATGTCAATCACGTTCATCTATCCAAGGATTAGTTAATCAGATACCAGCAATGGTATTAACTATTGGACAAATGAAACAAGGAGATGACAACTTCTTGTGTGTAGCCCCAGTTAAAAATCGTTATGGTAAGGCAGACCAGACAGGTAATAACTATGTTACATTGTCATTCAATCCAGAATCTATGCATCTAAATGATGTCATGATTAGATACACCGCACAACAGGAATTATCATGAGTAATCCAGCCAAGGCTAAGGGCAGTAGAGCCGAGGCAGATGTCGTAAAGTGGCTTAAAATCAATGGTTTTCCTTATGCTGACAGGCGAATAGCAGGTGCCCAACTAGACAAAGGAGACATCAGTGGTGTTAACGGAGTAACAATAGAAGTTAAAGACCACTATCGTTTAGATTTATCTACATGGATAAAAGAATTAGAAATAGAAATGAAGAATGACAAAGCATGGACAGGCACAGTACTACACAAACGTAGAGGCAAAGGAGATGTAGGAGAATGGTACGCAACAATGCCAGCAAAAGTATGGATAGAATTAATTAGGAAGATAAATGGACAAGCATGATATTGTTGCCTATTTAAGTTACATAGGCGCCACCCTGCCAGCGGAGGGGCATGGTTGGCGCAAAATGCGTTGTCCTTTTCATGGTGATAAGCACGCATCAGCAGCACTTAACTTTGAAGATAAAAGATTTAAATGTTTTGGTTGTGAAGTACAAGGTGATGTATATGATTTAATTATATATAAACAAGGAGGTAATTATAGTGAGGCTATCAAATTCGCAGAGAGCATTTCTCTTGCAGGCAACAGAACAATACGCTCAACACATTCATCTAGCGGAGGAGTACCTTTTAAGCCGTCATCTCTCGGTAGACGAAGCGAAAAAGTTTCACTTGGGGATAGTGAAGGACGCTCTTCCAGGACACGAGAGTTATAAAGGTAGGCTAGCCATACCATACATCACACCATCAGGTGTGGTAGATATTAGATTCCGAACTCTTAATAACAATCCAGATGAACCCAAGTATATGGGCATACCTGGTGCTAAAACCACAATGTTTAATGCACAGACAGTACTAACTGCTGGCAATTATATATGTGTAACCGAAGGTGAATTAGATACAATAATCTTAGAAGCCAAGACAACACACTCATCTATAGGTATACCTGGAGTTAACAATTGGAAACCTTATTACAGTAAAATACTAGATGACTTTGAAACAGTAATTGTTCTAGCAGATGGAGACAATGCTGGCTTAGAATTTGGTAAAAAACTAAGTAGAGAACTACCTAATGTTAATCTAATGCAAATGCCAGAAGGGCATGATGTTAACAGCATCATAGTACAGGAAGGAAAGGAATGGATAGATGAGCGAATCAGAAAATGTTTGGGAAAATGATGAAGACTTCTGGAATTTTGTAGGAGAAAATAAAAGATTAGTTGGCTTACAAATATCTAATGGGCAAGGATTAGATATACTTAATGCACTAAGAGATATATATATAACAATAGAAGAAGACCCAGAAAGTGCATTGAAAATGCTTACGCTACTAGCCACAGTTATATATGCAAGTAGCATAGGAGAAGGCCAACAATTTACTGATGAGATACAAGTAGCCTCAGCCATGGAACAGTTTGACTCTAGTATGAAGGAGATGTTAAGTGAAGAACCCAAGTGATGTAGATACAATTCTTAATGAGTTACGTAGTATTATGATGAAAAAGCAGGAGGATTACGGTCCGTTAAATATTGCCCTCGCTCCTGGCGGGGCAATGAATGGGCTGCGTGTCAGAATGTATGACAAACTAGCCCGTCTAAATAACATGGCTAATAAGGACGCCACGCCCAACTATGAATCTATCGAAGATACCCTTATAGACCTGGCTAACTATGCCATAATAGGACTATTGGTACAAAGAGGACAGTGGGAAGGCATAGAATAATGTTAAAGATTAGAAACCCATTTTACTTTACAGAAGGCAAACCTTCAGATGTAATTAAGGTGTCTTGCTATAGATGTTCTAGAGAATTTTTTGTGTATCGTGTAAATCTAAGAACAAGTAATTATTGTACAGGTTGTAAATAGATTGAAAAAAGATGCATGGGTAGATGAATATAGTTTGCTTGTCTCTACTCTTGCATCTGAATACTATAGAAAGTATCCAGTTACAGAACCAGAAGATATAAAACAAGTACTATGGGTATGGTTTCTTACACATCCAGTTAAATACACAGAATGGTCTAAGTTACCAGCCAAAGATAAAGAAAGATTAATTGCTAGGTCATTACGCAATGCAGCACTTAAATATTGTGAACAAGAAAAAGCCCGCAAAGTTGGCTATGACATATCAGATTTATATTACTACGACCCATCAGTTATAGAAGCATTCCTTCCATCTATCATAGGCAATACCTATGAGATACCCAGTAAAATTAAAGACCTTAACTTTAAGTTTGGTAAATCAGGTGAGGTAACAGATGGAAACAACTGGCTAGTTCTACGGTCAGATATAGAGAAAGCATTCAACAAGTTAGCAGAGGCTAAACAAAATATTTTAAGAATCAAGTTTAGTGTAGATAACTACGAGTGGAGTGAACTAGGCAAAGAACTTGATACCTCTGCTGAGGGTGCACGCAAAAGAGTTGAGCGTGCCATATCTTCTTTAATAAAAATACTAGGCGGATGGCGAACATACAGTGAGCCAGATGTTATAGAAACTAAAGAAGAAGGCGAAGAGCATGAGTGAAAAACCTAAAGATATAAGAGAGTTGTTAAACAAAAAAGATTATAGCAAGTCAATGGACCTAAGAGGTAATCCAATAGGAGATGTATGCATATGTGGTTCAGAATTATTTATTGCTATAGTAGCCTTTGAACAAGGAGAGATATGCTTTTACTTTTTAGATGGCGAGTGTGCTGATTGCGGTTCTCTTGTTACTCTATCTACACCACTAGATGAATATGGATTGGATTCTGACTAATGCCTTATTATGATTTTGAATGTAAAGTATGTACCAAAATTATGGAAACTAATGACCCTACTCCACCACCATGCACCTCTTGTGGTAACACAATGGTTCGTGTATGGTCTCCTATACCAACACACTTCAAAGGAAGTGGCTTTTATTCTACGGGGGGCTAGTGAAATTTAGTGATACGCCAGCATGTAATGGTATTGATGTAGAGGTATTTTTTACAGAAGAAAAAGGTCATTACCCTGCGCTTGATTATATAAAAAAAATATGTAACACTTGTCCAGTACGAGTCGAGTGTTATGATTACGCAATAAAACACCTAGTCCATGGCATATGGGCAGGTACTACCAAGAAAGAAAGGGATAGATATAGAAGTAAGCATGGAATAATTGGTGAGACAATTGTTTCAGAATCTATATTTAAAATATAATTATGAATACATTATATTCTTTAACTCCACAAGAAGAAGCCATTGTTGTAGAAGTTGGATATCAAAGACAAAAACCATACTTCGGTGACCCTACTCGTAATATAAATTATTCAGAAGGAGACCTTTGGGAATTATGGCAACATGCTGTTGCTGCTGGTAGTGAACTAGCATTTGCTAGAATGATTGGCAATACAACTTTTGTTCCTCATTTTAATAAATGGAAAAATGAATTAGATATTCCTGGCCTTGGTGAGGTTCGTTATACATTTAATGACCAGCCAAAATTAAGGTATACAAATAGAGACAATGATTCTCTTGTGTATATATTAATGGCTGATGGTATGCGTCATAAAACTAGACGTGTTGCACCAGACTGGTTAGGAGCACCATATAAAGCAGTTGGCTGGTTATATGGCAGTCAATGTAAAGTAGATATATTTAAGTACAATGAAAAATCTTGGTATGTTCCCGCAGCATATCTCTCATCAATGGATACATTACCTTTGGAGCAGTATGTCAAAACTATCTGACTTTGATTTAGATTTATCAGTTGGTCATGAAGGTGAAGCATTGGTTAATGAACTACTAACTGGTGGTAAAACTATTGAAGTAAAAACAGACTTAATGTGGAAGAACACTGGCAACTTATATATAGAAACAGTGTGCTGGTCACACAATAATGAAGAGTGGTATCCATCAGGATTGTCTGCAACTAAAGCAGAATACTGGGCATTTGTATTAGAAGGAGCAACCTTTATTGTCCCTATAAACGCACTCCGTCATGCGGTTACTTTGTGGGGACATCCTATTACCTGTAATATAGAACCTAACCCTAGTAAGGGTTACTTAATTAAACCTGAACTACTACTTCAGGCAATCAGAGAGTTGGCTAGGTAGAGGGGAACTATCTAGAAAACAAAAAAGACCCCCGCTCCAGTAATAATACTGGGCGGGGGATTCTTTATTTATATTTACTTACTACCAAGACCAAATTCTTTTTCAGTCTTATCAGCCCATTTAGCAGCAGGTGCGGCTAATGCGCCAATTAAGATTGCTTGTTCAGGTGCTAGGTCAGCAGCAAGGGCTAGGCCCATAGTAATTGCTGATGCTAGTACTGCCCGAAGGTAAGACTTGAAAGCAGCCTTAGTCTTTGGGTCTTTTAACTTAGCGATTAAATTATTCATAACCATCCTTAAGGGCGAGCAACGCCCATTACTAGGGAGTAAGCACGTTTCTTTAGAAACACACCATCTCCGTTTGATTGACTGCCCTTATTATCCCCTGAGGTATTACCCTCATAAACCATAAGGTATTTCTTTCCATCGTTACTAGCACAGATACCAACGTGGTCAGCCTCTGCATCAGAATCGAATTGAAAGAAAACTATGTCGCCAGCCTGCGCTTTGCCGACTGGAACTATCTTGCCTTTACTTGTAAACCATTTAAGTCCTGCTTGACAAGAAGCAAATCCCTTTTTAGTTTGGGCTGCTACCTTAGGTGCTAGTCCTGCTTGGTTAAAACACCAAGATACAAACATTGCACACCAAGGGTTATTGTTTAACCCATACCACTTGCCATACATACTGTCATTGTTTTTGCCAACCTCTTTGTATCCTACCTGAGACTTGGCTATATCTACTACGCTCATTTTTGCCCATTCTTTAATGATTGTATTATTAACTCTGTTAAAAATTCTACCTTATCGTCTAGTTGATTGACCTTATCACGAAGGCTTGAGCCACCATTGGGTTTAAGTTCAGTAAGATAATGCTTTACCATCCATCTAACTGCAGCAGCAAGGGCTCCAACAAGTGTAGTTATTGCTACTGCCAATGCAGCCCAATCTTGTATTGTCATTATACGGTTCTAATCATAATCTCTATGATTCCTCCAAAGCCATCAAATCGTCTATCAGGTGGTGTCATGCGGGTAAATGATATCTCTTCTATAACTGCTTGTAATGATTCAGATGTAGTTAAATCTTGAAAAGTAATAACGTCACCAGTCTTTTCAATTTCTTCTAGTAATTTAATACGGTCAAATGCTCTGCCTTCATAGCCAACAATAGTGTTATATCTATCTGTCTCTATATCAAAGCAGTAAACAGGAAACTTAATAACCCTTACGCGAGGCGTAGCAATAGTAGCCTTAGCCTGATAGCCCTTAAAGGTAGGCCCAAGAGTAGTATCCGTAGCATCACGGCTAAATGTAAATTTATATGCCAAAAATTCTTCGGCTGTAGCAGGTTGAGAAGTAGTTACTTCTACTGGCAATACGTTTAATGAATACCCAATATGGTCATACTCTGTCTCATTACCACCAGCATTAGTAGCAACAGAAGATAGTACTGTTTCTCCAGAAGTAAATGTACCTCTAGCAATTAAACGTTTAAAGTTTTTAGGCTCTAAGGTTCCGTATCTAATCTTGCCTGTCTTTATATATCCAGTTGGGGCTAAGACTGTAGTTGACTGGATAGCAATACCATTGCTACCAGATGTGGTAAATGCTATCTGGTTTGAGTTACCTACAAAGTCTACGCTAGTAGCGTATCCACCTACTCCATTAAGGAAGGTATCAGTAGCATAGGCAAAACGTAAGTTTTCAATTTCATTACTTAAATCAATTCTGTATAGCCCAGGGCATCCACCAATAGAACCAGTTGCATAAACAAATCTATCTCTAAATGCAAAGTCTAATCCCGTGTTGGCTGCTTCAATAATTAGTGGACCATAACTTAAGTCACCACTAGTATCTGATATAGATGCCACGCGTACACCCTTATTGGTGCCAATTACTAGGTAGCCTAAATAAGATTCAATCTTAAGTGGGTACTCACCGCTAGGTAATTGCGCTGCAATGATACCTGAAGTAAGAGTTGGTAGACTGCCAGTAGAAGTAGATAGAACAAACTTATAGATAGCACCACTAGTGCCAGCATAACCAGCAACATAAATAGCAGAACCACCCTCTGATATGGATGTCCAAGTCCAGTCAGCATTAGGATGGGTGTAGGAAGCGGGACCCAAGGCATGGTCACTGCCTTTTGCATTAGTTAATTCATATACAGATGGACCAACGCAGGCAACAAGGCGTTGTTTAACCCAACCCAATTTAACCTTTTCACTACCAGTAGCATAGTAACGAGAGTATCCAGCAGCAGGTGTAGAAATAGGGCCTGTGTAAATATGGTCGTTGTCTGCTATAAAAAGATTAATACCATCTGTAGCAATATCAAGAATTGCAGTATCTAGTGGTGTTCCTATGCTAGTTACGTGTGTGTATTCAACGGCAGTACCATTAGGAGTGTAATTTTTAATAGTCGTACTTGCTGGAATCCAGCCAAGTATTTTATCTGTTGAGCCATCTACTATAGATAGAATTCTGTATATACCATTAGTAACACCACTTAAATTAGTTGTCTCTTTAAGTAGAGTTACTTCTCCTACGGTAAATACATCAACATTTTGTGAGTCAGCAAAACGATAATGGCCAGTGTCATCATTATTTTGTGGGTCATAGAACTTAATGCCTGTGCCAGAATGGAAAGACATCTGACTTCTAATCCACCAACCAGTAAGTGATTGCTCACCTGGCTCTGTTTGGCTATCAAACTGGTCCTTCTTGTAAGGTGCAGTCTGTCTTGTGTATGGCCTAGCATCTGATACTGCATAGATGAACGGCATACCACCAAGGGCTACATCATAGGCTACATCTGTATTTGTCCAGACAGAACTGTCTGCTGTAATACCAAGGTCAACGGCAATGGCACGACCAATGTTGGCTGTTGCCGAACCTCGGCCTTCGGTGATATCTCTACTTACTATGGCACACCTCCGTGTTATAATTATGTTATGAAAACTTGTATTGATTGCGGTCAGGAACTACCACACTCTAAATTTCATATTAGAAGTAGCAGAAAAATTGGTATTCAAGGTACGTGTAAAGATTGCGCTAATGCTAAAAAACGTGAGTATAGGAAAAACAATAAAGACTTGATTCGTGCTCAGAATAAAAGACGTAATCCTGGTTGGGATATTAACCGATACAATGAGTACCTAGAACTCCAACAAGGCAAGTGTGCTATATGTGGTACTACTGAATATACTAATAAAGATTGGTGCGCTGACCACGACCACGTTACTAATCAACCTAGAGGATTACTCTGTGGTAGATGTAATGCTGGACTGGGATACTTCAAGGATAACCCTGAGCATCTCCAGTCAGCGATTAATTATTTAAGCAAGTGGCAGAATATCACGACCAGCCACAGTGCTCCTTAATTAAA